GGCGACCGCCGTAGTACGAGTACGCGCTCGACGCGGAATAGCCACCGCTCCAATACCAGAGACCGCCATTAGTCCCATCGAGCCAACAGCCGCCGACACACAGCACCGTGCCGCCGTAAGCAACAGCATAATCGCAATAGTATGTAGAATCGGAGCCGCCCGAAACGGAGCTTGCATAACCGAGCGCAGGGAATTTGTCAAAGTACGAAATCTCTTTTAGATAGCTTGCGCCGTCCGCTCTTTCACCCACATAGAAATACGGTGCCGCCGTGTTCTCGCTCACATAATGATTCGGGTCAAGGCAGATATAGATTTTTGTACCGTCAAAAGTGATACCGTCGCACCACTTGTACACGTTGCCCCACGGATTTTCAATGCCGCGATATTTGCAAGCGTGCTTTCCGTCCGTATTGCTCTCCTCGGAGCCCGACGCGGTTTTTACGCCGTCCGTTCTACCCGTTTGCACAGCCGCGCTGTTGCTGTTCATATAGCCGTACATAACCGATTGCGAATTTGTGGTAGCCATTTCGATTAAAAACAGCTCTTTGATAATCGCGTCAATCAAGAAATCGTACTGCTGGTAGCCCTCGCCGTTCGCTTTACAAGCCGTGCGCATTTGCGGCAAAGTAACATTGACAAGCACGGTTTTACCGCTTTTCGATTCGGCTTTTGTGCTCGTACCGCTCGCCTCGTATTTTCCGACAAGAACGTAGTCAATCTCGTTACCCTGCCCGTCCACAAACAGCGTGGTAAAGCCCTCGTAACGATAGCCAGAAAGCTGGTGCTTGTAGGTGCCGTTGGGATTTCTCGTGATTCGCGTGTAGAACTTAGGAATCCGAATAAACACGTTGCCGTGTTCGTCCACAACCTCGTACATATCCGACCACGGATAGCAACGGTCGAAATCACTCTTAATCTCGCTCGTTTCTACCTTTACCGACAGCCCGATTGCGCTGTCCGTTCTCGTGAGCGTGGGCGTAGATTGCCCTACGTTATCCACGCCGTAAATTTTGCTTTTTTCCGATACCATTAAAATATCCTCCTGTTACTTATTTTCAAGCGCGATAACACGCCTTAAAAGCTCTGTAAATTGTTTGTCGATAGCTCCGCCCTTTGCGTAACCGTGCGCCACATCTGCCTCCATAGCATAAAAAGCCTCCGCCGAGCCGTCCGAGCCGCCGCCTCCGCCCATCTCTGCCATTTCGCCCCTGAGCGTCGTTTTTGCGTCGTCAACGGCGTTATTGATTGCCGTGTCTGTCTGCGCCTGCGTGTATGTTTCGCTCTTTGCATAAGCTCCGACATCACTTGCGACAAGCGTTATGTCTGCCGTAAGCGGCTTGCCGTTCACCTTGCGCGATTCGGGCACGAGACCGCTCACAATATCCGCTATATCAATATCCAGCGTCTCTCCGCTCTGAAATGTAAGCGTCAAAATCTTATCCGCATAATCGGCGTGAGCAAGCAAGCTCTCAATCGGTAAATCAACCATACCGCTACTTACAATCTCGCCCTTTCTGTTTTTGAGCGCGACGGTCAGTTTATACTCGTCGTCCATCGACACATCGAGAGAAAAGCCGCCACCTGCGAAAATTTGGCGAAATTGCCTGTCAATCTTTCCGCCGCCGATATATCCCCGTGCTGATTCCGCCTCCTCTGCGTACATCGCATAGCCCGAGAATACTTTGTGCCCCTCTACATAGTCCTTAAAAGCGTCTAAATCGGCGTTCGTGTTGTTGATACGCTCGTTTGCCTGTTCGATGTCTGCATTGTGCTTAGAACTGCTAACAAGCCCGTCTATGAGGTCGGCAATGCTAAAACTGATTTCCTCGCCGTTTTCGAGCACCAAAATAACCTTTTTGTTTTCCTCGTCATACCTGCCGTCCACTACAACCGTTTCGAGCGGTAAGTCAATCTGCGTTTGAGAAAGCTGTTGACCGAGCGAATTTTTGAGTTTGACCGTCATAACATAATTCGTCGGGTCAATCTCTGCGTCGATGGCACAAGCCAGCTTTTTATCCTGCGCGTCGGTGTAACGCTTTGTCGCCGCCTGACCGTCCACAACGGGGTCTGCGGCGTTTAATCTGCCCTCGGTCGTGTAAACAGGCACACGCCCCTCCGCAGGGCTCTCCGATACGATTATGACGCTCTGTGCGCCCTCCGCCGTTATGATGTAGGCGCGACGGTAGGTGTGCTCCGTCGTTATCTTATCGAGCTTGCCGTTATCGAGCGCGTCAAGTTTTTCTGCGTGTTGGCTTATGGTAAGAGCCGTATTGTTTAACAGCGTCTGCAAAGCAACCGACTGTGTTGCGCTTATAGACGGGTAAACTTTGAGAATGTCCTTTGCGAAATCGCCGCTCAGGAACGCCGCCACAAGAGCGTCAAGGTTATCCACGCCGTATGCGTCCAGCTTTAACCTGATATACTCGCCTGCCTCGTCGCCCGAAATAACATTTTGTATCTCGTTAATTTTACCTGCAAGGAACGTGGCGAGCTTGTCAAACCAGAGCTTTAACTGCGCCGCCGTAAGACCGCTTTGCCCGTACTGAGACGCGGCGTTTGGTCTGTCGGCTAATGCTTGTACGCCCTTTTCTTTTATCTGCTCGTTAGTGATATTGCCTAATTTTTTCACTTTGCGCCTCCTTAGCCTTTATAGCGTCCTGCTACGCGATAGCGATATGAAATAGAGAACAACGCAAACGGTTTCAAATACTCGTCCGAATACAGGTAGTATTGCTTTTCTACCCATTGTTTCTCTTTCTCCTTTATCGCAAACAGGCTCTGCTCCGTCGTGTTAAAAGTCAAGTCGGAAAAATCCAAGTCCTCGAATGAGAAAATCGCGTTATTGATTCGCGCAATCTGCACATAAGGCTTTTTGTTCGTCCGCACCTTAATCTTTGCTGAGCTGTTTTTGAAAGATTTTGTTTTAATCACGGTGGAACGCTTAATTGTCGTTTTCGTCAAATGCGGAATACCGCAGTTATCCATAACCGTTGCGCAACCGCATACAATCGTTCTGTTATCGTAGCTGTATGTCGTGGTCGGCAGTTCGCCGTCCTCGCCGCGCAAATCGAAATTGAAAGAGCACACTATACCGTTTTCGCACCCGAAAAACAGATTATCGCTAAACGAGCGCAAAACAACGGCTTTTCGGAATTGTCCGCCCGTATAATTGCCCTTTGTCTCGCATAAATAAGCGTGTCGCTCTACCACGTTACCCGAATCGTCTTTTACCTCATAAATGACATAAGAGACACCCACGGTATAGTCCGTTTCTCCGATATGCACCGTTATAGGCTTAGAAAAAATCTCGATGTCGGTATTGCCGTAACGGTCGGGCTCGTTCACGATTTCGCCGCATAGATTTCTGGGCTCGTCGTTTACCGAGTTTACGCTTTCCGCAAGTTCAAGCTCGTACTCCTCGCCGTCATACTCAACCGTTGCGCCCACAAGCTCCTCGTGCAGTACGCTGGCGTACTTATACTCCCTGTACTGATTATCCCAAGTACCGATGTTTTCAAGGTAGTACCATTCATATTGCATAGCCCCCGTCTCGTCCTGATACCGCTGTCTGCTATCGGCAAGGAATATTCTGCCGTCCGTCAGAACGCACAAATATCCGCCCCATTCTTCAAGCGACACCTGCGACAAATCGGTGTTTACAAGCCGAGTGTCGATAAGCCTGCTCCGATGTTCGTTTGAACGCTCGGAGGCGATTTTTAACTGCCCCACGCCCTCTACGCCGAGACGCGAGATAAATATAGGGTCGTCAAGGAAATTGCAACACGCGCCCATACAACCAAGCCCAGACAAGCCTTGCACGGACGGATATATACGCGGCATAAGGTGTAAATTGCTGTCCGTCGCCGTATGAAAGTAAATCGCGCTGTCCTGCTGGGTGTCGCTTTTGAGTACCATAAGCGTATCGGAGACGCACATTATACCCGTGATGGGCGACATACCCACGCCGTCCTGTACATAATTCAGAATACCGAAATACGACGGGTCGGCATAGCCCGTGCTGTTCCTGCCGCAGAAAAAAACGTAGTTGTGATAATCGGGATTGCCTGTACAAAATACTCTGCCGTCATAGGTCGTGCACAGCGTACATTTCGTAATAAGCTCCGCAATGTTGCTCATATTGTCCGTTACGCCGTCTATGGATTTGAACACTTTGGAGGCGGTTATTTCAACGCCAGCGTAGCCCTGCTCATACTTAGAGCCGTCTGCTCGTGATGTGTTTTCAGGCTTTGCAGGAGCCGTCGAGAGCGTTATTTTGCCGTTCGCCAAATCCACCGTATAAGCGGTTATATCGGCACCGTAAACCTTTACCGAAACGACGGAATCAAGCATATTCTCGTTCATATAAAAGTCTTTCGTCGTACCATCGGCAACGAAAGTATGCTTAAATCGCGGCGTTAAAACATTGCGCTGTTCGTACTCCGTGCCTGCGTTCGCGTTTTCGCCAGACGGTATGATGTTTATGTAGGTTGTAGGCACATATACAGGGTGCTTGTCGCCATAGTTCACAACAGGCATAATGTCCGTGCCGTCATACACAAGATAGTTTTTACCGTCTATGATGTAGAGCAAGTTATTAAAAATAAAATACTCGCTCTTATGCTCGTTCATAGCCGCATACAGTTCGTCGGCGGCGGTCGTGATTCCCTCGTAAAACTCAATATCCAATATGTCGCCGTCCGACACCTCAGAGCTGGTAATCGAGAGCGTATTTGTCGCCTTTTTGAACGACGAAACGCCTGTGATGTCCGAGCCCGATTGCGTTTTAACGCTTATTATCCCCTCACACACAAAAGCAAGTTTTATGTCAAAAGTATAAAGCGTAACGCCGCCCGTCTCGTCGCTCCGTGTAGGCGCAGGAACGGAAATAACCTTTGTAGTCGGAATATTTATCGAGTTCGGATAATTGTGCCACAGAAACAGTTTTTTTCCGCTATGCACGACGACGCGCTCTGCGCCGCCTGCGAGCTTTGCTTTGAAATAAAAAACGCCGTAAATCTCACGGTTAGGCTCCGCAATATCTCTCGCGGTAGCTATGCCGTCAGCGTTTACGGCAATAGTTTTCGAGAAATCTGCTCTGCGCCTATACCCTGCCATTGTCTCCAAAGCCTCGCCCTGTCCGCTCTTGTAGTCCTTGTACATATTGACAAGATAAGCAAGCCGCGAGGCGTGTACCTGTGTGTGGTCGTTGGAGAAATCAACGCCTTTGAAATTCCCGTAATGTCTGCTGTATTCAGTTACTGCTTTACTCAGAACGCCCATACTACCACCCCGATTTGTTGCGATAAACGACGGGCTTTAAGTCTTTTTGCCGCGCCATAATCTCTGCAACCTGAGCATTGTACAGCGTCAGGTAATATTCAGCCTTTGTCGGCTCGTCGTCCGCCCAGATATAGCTCGCAACAAGATTCGGCATTAAACAGCTCAGTTCGCTGTCAAGGTCAATCTCGGTCGTCTCCATATCGTCGCTTAACGACAATTTCCTGTTTTGCCTGTTATACAGCACATCGTAAATACCTTTAATGGACGCAGGGATAAGAATTTTACTCGCGCCCTCTACAAAGTAGTCGGCGTTCAAGATAAAGCCCTTACCCCTCGTTGCGTCCACAATCGGAGGACACACAAACGACACGAAATCGTCTGTGAGGCTGGCAATGTCGTATGCGATAAATTTACTGAACGCAGGAACGCTCTCGGGGTCTATGTTGTACAGGCTCCCGTACATAGCCACGTTCTGCACCCAATAGATATAATCGCCTGCAAATTTGAGACGGACTAAGCCCAAATACGGCTCCTCTCCGTCAAGGATTAAACCTCTGTATTGTTCAAACTGTCCTTTGTCGGAAACAAGTTCAATCGCTTTTATGGTCTCCCAAGTCTCCCCAGAATCAGTGCTTTTTTCGATAGTTGCGATACCGTTGCCGTTACATTCAAAAAAGTAACTTTTTGCGCCATCGGTAGAAAAAATAAGAGCCTCGTCGTCTTTGCATACAGGCTCAAAAGTGCTTTCGCTCAGCTTGTTTGCAAGCGGAAAATGATTGAGTTTATAAACCGAGGTAGCAGGTCTTATGCGGTTAATCTGTACAATCGCTCTGTTTGCCGCAAGAATAAAGCCGTTTGTTCTGTCGCTTTCAATCTCCGTCTCAAAACCGAGTTCCGCCACAGCGTCGTACAATTCTTTTAATGTCATAGCATAACCTCCTCGTAAGAATAAAGCTCGGGACAAGGCTTGCGTCTCATAACCGCAAGCCCGTCCAAAGCCAATACACCCTGTAAGAATATTTTACAGGGCGTATTTGTCGAATTAAAGAGCCGACGCGCCCGATACACTTTCGCCGTCAACGGCAAGGAGCAGGTGTTTCCACGTCGTGAAACCGATACCGAAACGGCAGTAACCGTTCCAGATGTTGTTACGGGTATGTTCGTCGATGTAGCTTCTGATGTCGAGAGCCACGCGGTTGTAGAACATCGAGCCCATAAGTTGCTCGTTCGCCTCCGACGACATAAGCATAAATCTGTCGTCTTTCGTCTCCCAGCCCGAAAGAATGACGATAGTCCAATTCCCGTACTGAGTGTTGATGTCGTTGAAATCCGTACCCGTAGTTCTCTCCGAGCCGATAACCTTTTTGGCAATCTGTTCGAGGTCGGGTCTGTTGCACGGCAGAATGAGCGTGTCGGGCACATACTCCATCGTCTCGCCGTTCTCGTCCTTAAAGTTGCGCATTTTGTTTGCGAGCTGTCCGAGAGCCTTTTCAAACGCGGCGGTGTCCGCGCAAATCCCTTTCTTAAAGAAAAAGTTGCTCTGCGTCTTGCTTTTGAACTTGTCCTGTTTGAACGGGTGCGCCGAATGGAAAACGGGCTTACCGTCGCCCGTGGTAAGGTCAACGAGTGCCTTGTTGAATTTGCCCTCGGAATCGGTCGCGTGTGCGAGAGCCCACGCCGCGAGCTTGGTACGAGTTTTGTAGTACGCGCGGACAAAGCCCTTGGGCTTTGCTTTCATATTCGTACCCATACCAAATTTTGCGTCGTCCGCCATCTCCTTGGTGATGGTAAACTCTTTCATAAAGGCGATATGTTCAATCGTCTTTTTGAATCCGAGTTCGATGTTGTCGTTCTCCGCGCCCTCGCCCTCTTTGGTGCTCTGGAACGTGTCGAAATCGGTCTGCCCGATAACCGTCTCTGCGTAACGGTTGGATTTTTCGACATTGAAAAGCACATCGAGCAGGGTCTTTTTCTTTTCGAGCGCATTGCTCTCGTTCTGGATAAGTGCCTTAATCGGGTGTTCAAACTTACCGTATAAAGGGTCGTTTTTGCCCGACAGCTTGGAAAATACGATAGCCATTGTGTTTTGTTCCTCCTGTTTACTCTACGATAACGGAAACATAGTCTCCGCTCTCTTTGTTGGTGTTTGCGTCTTTTGCGTCAACGACGGTACAAACGCCGCTCGTGGTAACATCGGTTACGCCGAGCGCGTCCGCCGCCAGAGCCAGCTTGGAGCCGACGACGATTGCCTTTGCCGTTTCGGAAAACGTAACGGGTACATCGAATACCATATTGCTGGCAATTCGATAGCAAGGCAGGTCTTTCTGACCGCTTGCAGGTGCCGTGTAGTCCGCGAGCGAAATGTGCGTAGGCTTGCCCGTCGCTTTTGTGAGCTTGCCGCCCGAAAGCACAAGAGCCTCGCCCTCCGCATAGGTCTCGCCTGCGGTAGTGGGTAAGGATTCCGTTTCGGGTACGTTAATTCTGCCGTTGATAATCTTAATGCAGTTAAACATACGATAAAAATTCTCCTTGTGAAATATTAAAGCGATTGTTTATAGAGTTGCTTAATCTCTTTTTCGGTCTTGTCGGGAAATAGGTCTTTCCACTCCCTCATAACCTCTTTCGGCATAACAACATTATCGCCAGAGGCTTTTTTCGTAACGGCGGAGTTCAGATGTTCCTTGCCGCCGCTCGCCGCTTTCTGCTGTGCCGCCGCCGCTTGCTTGGTGCGCACCTTGTCGCCGTTTACGGCAAGATAGGCGGTCTTGGGCGCAACGCCGCTGTCTCTGAGCTTGCCGAATTGCACGAAATCCGCAAAACTGTCGAAACAGTCCGCGATGTGCTTGTTTTTCAGCAAGTCAGGAAATGATTTTTTGAGTTCCGAAAGGTCGCTTGCCGCCAGCTCCTCAAACTTTTGCTGTTTTGCCTGCCGTTCAGCCGCCTGAGCCTCGGCGGTCTCTGCCCTGCGCTTGCGATAGTCCTCTAAGCTCACGCCCTCGGATTCGGCATTGGCTTTCTCCAAAGCCTCCTCCACGGAGCCGTCAACATTAACGCCCATCTTTTGCAGGGTCTCTTTGCTCAGATTGCGCACGTTGCTAAGCTCGGTGTCTCGCGCCGCAAGCTGTTTGCGCAACTCGGCAATTTCAGCGTCCTTTGTGTCCGTAGCGGATTCGTCGTCGGCGGCAGTCTCGTCCTTGTCGGACTGTTCGCTTTCGCCGTCCTCGTCGTCCGTCTCGTCGCTTTCGTCGGTCTCGGAATCGTCCAGCTCGTCCTCGCCGTCGTCAGTCTCTGCGTCGTCCATTTCCTCGTCGTCAATATCCGTGTCGATGTCCTCGTCTGAGTCGCCGTCAAGGTCGTAGCTCTCGTCGTTATCGAGCTCGTCGTCTATATCGTCAAGGTCAATGTCGTCGTCTTTTACGATTTCTTTTGCCATTTATGAATCCTCCGTGTTGTTGATATTCTTTACTTTTTTTTGCCGTCTCTCAGGTCGGAGCCCTTAACTACGTCAGCCTTGGGCTGGTCTTTCACGGGCTTGGGAGCCCTGATTACACCGCCCTTATTGGTTGCGTAGGGGTTGCCTTTATGATTCGTGTTACTCATAACCGATAACCTCCCTGTAAGTATTTTTTATAGAAAGAGCCCCATATCCTGCTGGAAAGGATATGAGGCTCAAATCTCTTGGATATTGGCACTAAATTATGATTGGGATAAGGAGCTTATTGCCCCCTCGTGTTTTGCGTCTTGCTTTTGGGCGCGTTTTTCAATATGATTCTTAACGCTCTCGGTGATGGTCGGCTTTAACTCTTTTACGATGTCCGATATAATAACTGAGCCGTTCTGAATCCCTTTACCGATTCCGCGAACAACATCATCGTCCGCAGTAATATTGATTTCCGCTTGTATGCCAAACACTTTTTTCATACTGTTGCCCTCTTAATAACTGCCGCAAACTTTTTCGTCGGGCACGTTAAGCTCTTTATCGGTTTTACCCCAGATTACGAGCCTGTGCTGTAAAATCTCCGCGTATCTCTGCATTACGTTTAACTGTTCGCGTAGCAAATCACGCATACGAAAAGACAGTTTTGCCTCTACGATTTTCTTGCTGTAAAGGAACGTAGACAGTTTAACAATCTTTTCGTTGAGCTCGTCAAGCTCCTGCTCCACTCTTTCCTTTGCCGCGTCTTTGTTCTCCATAGCGTCCTCCTGTTACTCTGCTTTTATTGCGTAAGCCCTGCCGCAGAATTTACAAACGACGGTTATACCGTTACACTTACTGCCTTTTGTGAATCCGACTGCGTGAATCGTTTTCTTACAATGCGGACAGGTAGGCTTTTGAATTTCCGTGTTTTTAGGTATTTCGGTCAACGTAATACTCATAAATACTGCTCCTTTTGGCTTACAGTACCTATTATAAAGCATAATTTACTCAAAATTGTACCCGAAAATTCCGACTGCCCCGTTTTTCGCTTGCCCTTTGCATAATCCTTGCAAAAATGGCTTAGATGTGATATAATTATCAATGCCACATAGTTTAATATTTTCTCAGTCCATTTTTATTTTCGGTAAAAACGTGGGCTTACTTTTCATATTATCTGGACTGAGGATATGACTATGTGGCAATAGTTGTGAGACTGCGTTTTTCGGTGCGTAGTCTCGACTACGCACTTTTTTGTTTCTCGGAGGATATTTTATGAAATGGCGTTTTACGGAGCAAACAAACGAAAGAAAAGTTTTCAAACAATCGTATATTTTGGCTTGTATTTTTGGTATTTTTGCTTTATCGGCTGGCTTTACCGTTCGCTACATAGACAACAACAGCCTTACTGCGGCAAAATGGAAAGGACTTTTAATCGGTGCGCTTATCAATACAGCCGTTTTGGTGGCAACATATTTTTTGTGCCGAATTATATTGCCCGTTGGGATAAGCATTTTTGTCGCGCACATCATACACATTATTCTTTTCGGAATACTGTATAAGACGCATTTATAAAACAGATTATAGGGCTATCGTTCGCACGGTAGCCCTTTTTCTTATGCGGCGTATATGCGCCCGTTTTTGACCGTCAGACCGCACTTTTCCGCAAGCGCAGTTTTCTCTGCTCTCGTAAGCGATAAATTGCTTATCAAGCGAGCGACCGTACTTTTTGCTTTGGCGGCGGACACGCCTCGTATATCGCCGTCCTTTATGGTGTAGCCCAGACTGAGTATAAGCAAGAGCTTTTGCGCCGTAGTGAGCTTTTGCGCCATAACGTACTTTATGACTTTTGCCTTTTTCGAGCCGTTTACCACGGCACCCGTCTTGTCGGTGTCGGATTCGATTGCCGATATTGCGGACAGGTGAGCGGCAAGCGTATTGGGCTGTATTGCGCCGCTGAGCAACACAATTCTGTTTTCGTTCGCCAGCTTTAATATGGACGCTTGCGCTCTGCTGTAATATGCGTCGTACAAAAGTTTTATCGCCTTTGCTTGCTTATCGGCAGGGAGCGTCGCAAACTCCATACTGTTTACCAGCTTTTCGATTTCGCCGTTCGCTTGGCTGTAAATGGTCTTAAACGCGCTCTGTTGCGCCGATGTGAGTTTAATCGTCTCGCCCTTGTAAGTTATCTCGTTACCGACGCTCTGCGGCAATACGGAATATCCTGCGTCGTACAGCTCAATGAGTTTTTTTGTCGCCCTTTCGTTCAAGCCGCCCGTTCTACCATCTTTCAACATCATACCCATAACCGTCTCGGCAAGGTCATAATCTCCCTTTTTGAGAGCCGCCTTTATATCCTTGCTGTATGTCGGATTGTAGAAAAGCGATGTGTATGAGTACGCGGTAGACGGGCTAAAACGCCGTATAAGCCCCGTAATAAGGTTGTTGATATTTCTTACGGGAATACCCGTAACTTGCCCTATCCCGTACAACGAATCGCGGAAAATGCGCATATAATCTTGCGTCTTTATCTCCTCGCAGCTCGCCGCCTTTGTAGCCAGCTCAAACAGCGATTTTGTGGAGCCGATTATGCTGTTAAGCATATCACCCGTAAAACTGTTTATCTCATAACCATTGACGAAATACCCGTATATATCCCGTACTATCGGGAGCATACCTATCGTGGTACTGCCGAAATCCGAAAGCATATCGAGCAATACAGATTTTGCTGTAACCTTGCCCTCTTTCTCGTCCTCCGCCTGCTGATTGTAAAGGAATTTGAAAAACTGTCCGACAAGTACATACATCAAGTTTGCGACCGTTACGGCGGCAAGTGTTCTGCGCAGTTTTTTCTTTGCGAGCTTATAACGCTTAGAAAGCGTCGTGTCGGTATCTCCGCTCTTAATGAGCGAACGCAAGGCGTTATACTCCCCGAACGATTCCACGAGCCGCGAAAGTTGTTTGAGCGGAACGGAGGTAAACATCGTAAAGCTACGCACAATGTCGCTGTCCGAACGCATAAGCTCCGAGCGTTCCGTGTTCGTATAGTTCGGCTGGGTAAGCCGTATAACCTCCTCTAACATCACGCCTGCCTGCGTCATATTCTCCACGGTGCCGTATTTGAGCCCTGTGTTTTTCTGCACCTGTAATTGGCAAGCGTTCCAAAGCCTGCCTATCGTAAATCTGTCCGTCCATTGTATAGGCTTTGTAAGCACATCGCCCACTTTACCCACTTTATCGACAACACCCTCTGCTTTGACAATTCCGCGCTCATAGTTACGCACACGGGCATACGGGCAGTATTTATCCATCGCCGCCCAATTCGTTTTCATAACAAAGCCCTTTGCCATAACGCCTGTATCGAGCAATACGCCTGCGGTCGGGTAAGATGTAACCTGCGAAACAATAACTTTCAGATTCGCGCCGAGCTGGTATTTTGCGTATGCGCCGCGCATTTTTTCGATAAACGAACTGCTTGTAGCCCTGCCCTGAATATCCGCGAACAGTTTGCTCAAATAGCCCTCTGCACCGTTCCACACCTGCTCGTTTATTGTGTTGCGTATGCTGACGACATTAGTCTTGTCGCCTATGTTTTTTGCGTATATCTGGCTGAAATTTTTAAGCGGTACCGTCATTTTTGCGTATGTTGAGAGCTGTTTTGCGTGGCGAGTAATGACGCTGTACACATCGGTTATAAAGAGCTTATTTTTTGCACCCGTCTTTACATCTTTGTTGAAAGAGAAATTATATACGTTCGCCCAATCCGCCATTATAGAGCGAGCGTCCGTAATATTCTTTGCAATCGTGCCGCTGTCGCGTTTAATGGGATAATAGAACTCCTCGGAGGTGTTTGTATAGCCCAAAATCTGCATATCCGCGTCGGTTTTCACTTGCTTACTTGCAACATTGAAAAAGGTCTCGACAAGCTCAATAAAGCCCTTGTCCGCGTCCGTGAAAGTGTCTGCGAGCTTTGCAATATCCGATTCCGCAATACGAACGCTCTGCTTACTGCCTTTCTTGCCTATATAGCTAAATCCTGCCTCATACAAGCCCTCTTGCGCCTGCGGACGCTTAGACAGCTCGTAAAGCGATATTGCCTCGCCTACGGTCATTTCGTGCCCTGCCACCGTGATATACTCGGACGCAAGGCGTTTTTTGTAGCCCTTTTTCTTTTTCAGGTAGGTATCAATATCGTTTGTAAGCTCGATGTACAGTAAGCCTGCCTCTGTTTCGCCGTTCGTAACCGCGTTATATGCTCGCGTCAGTATGCCGTTCGGATTAAAGTTTTCTAACGACTTAATGACAACGCGAGGCTCGATTATCTTATTGAAAACGCCATATATCCTGTTGAAAAAGCTCTTGTTAGTCCTGTTTTTCGATTTTTTGATAATCTCGTTACCCTCGGCGGCAAGGTCGGATATTTTCTGCTTTTTACCGTCAATCAAAATCTGGTCGTAGGTATTAAACAGGTGTTTTGCGGAGGCAATAATAACCTGCGCCGCCTGCAACTCCTCCATCGAAAGCGGCTTGTTGCTGAGTGCGTTCTGGCGAATATAGTCCAAAGCGTCTAACACATTCTCGTCGATATAGCTAAGGTCGGGATTTTCGTCGTACAACAGAGTATTCTGCTTGTTGTAAAACTGCCCGTAATCGAGCAAAATTTTCCGAACGCCAGATTTGCGCATATCGGAACGGTATTTTATCTTTGAAAGCTGTTTGAGCCACGCCGTGAGTTCGGGAGCGGCAAAAATATCCGCACCGACATAATTGCGCTTTGTGGCTACATCGCGCAAATAAGCCGCGCCGTCGATTATTCGGTTAATGAGCGTATTCCGCTTATACGCTGTACTTAAATCACGTTTAAGGTCGGCTATTCTCTTTGTGTATTTCTCAACGAGTTTCGCGTACTTAGACGGCGTACCCTTTTCGTCGTAAGCCGTTAGCACATCACGGGCGATTTCCTGCCGCAAATGCTCGATTTCCGACTGACTGCCGATAGCGGTAAGCATAATTTTTTCGGCTTTTCGATTTACCTGTTCCTTTGCGCTTTCGTAGATTTCCAGCATTTCAAAGAATTGGTCTGCCTCGTTTATAGCCTCGATTCGTATGCCGAGCTCCTGCAATTCCTGAGCAATAACATCGGGAGCCATACCGTCCTTTTTTGCGCCCCAGACAAGATTTATGCTGTTTTTCTTATCAAACTTATGCTGTATCTCACTCTGTATGCCGCTCAAATCCATACGGTGCATATAGCTACGCAACGTAGATAAAACGCCCATCGCATAAGAATCGTCGTTGAAAGTCTCGTACATATCCGTAAGGACGGCATTGTTTATAATATAGTCCGCGATATTCAGAGCCACGCCCAGACGGTAGCCCTCAGGCGTGTTGTTGAGCTTGGTAAATAGCCTTTCGATAATCTCTGCCCTGTTTTTGCCACTTAATACACCCTCAAATTGTCCGTCTCGGAGTGTAAGCCGCTCAGCAATAATCGAATCAATGACGCTCGCCGCCTCTGTCTTGGAATACACCTTAAACTTGGTATTATTTGCGACAAACTTTGCCCGTTGTCCTCTCGTCAAGCCGCCGATTGCGCCGCTGTTGTCGCTTTCGGTCGGATTGATGTTAGGGTCTGCGTCTGGATTCGTGAGCGCATAGCGAATTGAGCCGTCTGCGTTTCGCGGTAAGCGATACATCGAATCGGATATAGTAAAATCGGTATTCCTGCCTTTATTCTCAACAAAGCCATTGCGCTTGTACCATTGTTTCAGCCTTTCTTTCGTGCCAAACTCTGATGTCGGCGTTAAGGTTATCGTTTTGCCGTTCTCGTCGGCATAATTGATTATATCGGTCAAGATTGCCTGCCCGATTCCGCTATTTCTCAACTCCTTTTTAACGACAATATTGCTTATCGAAATTTTATCTTTTTTCTCGTGCACGAAAAGCACATCGGTCTGCTCCGCATATTTGCTTTCAATATCGCTGAGCGCATACCTTACACCGTCTTTCCCCACAACATCATTGAGCGTCCTGTCTATGCCGTCAATGAGTTTTTGCACCTCGGCGCGTTCCGTCTCGTCGATAAGTATTAAATCCTCGCAGTACAAATCGCAGGCTATTTCCTCAATGGCAGTCTCAACCTTGCCGTAGCCCAGCTCTTTCACATAGTAGTCTTTGATAGACTTGTGCGCGATGTCTGCCTTTCCTGCAAAACGCTGTTCGACGAATTGTTTTAATTCTCGTACCGCATTGTATGTCTCTTGGCTAAAATTCGATAAATTGCGGCTCGCCGCGTCATATACAAGGTGCAACCGCTCGTGCCGCATAGTTACTCGGCTCTGATTGTTTTCGCCTCTGGTCGCCGCATATTTCGCGTCTTTACCCCACGCGCCCAAATAATCAAAAAAGTACGACGATTTTCCGATATATGTCGTGGCTCTTTTCATTTCAAGCGGTATGCGCGTTCCGCCGTTATTGGAGATTAACGCTCGCACATACACATTTGAGCCGCCTCTGAAAAACAGCCCGTCTGCGGCATTATGTCGTTTGCCGTTTCTATACATTTCGTCGTCTAAGTAAAATACTGTGCCGACACCGTTTTTGGTGTTCGTCTCAGCTACCCTTAGCATATCGTAAGTATAAAAAGCCTCGTTTACAACTCCTAATCTCCATATAGAATTGGCAAAAGGTACTTTTATCGAATAGCCGCCTAATTCTCGGACGATTCGGGAGTAGAGACGGCTTTCGGCTGTCGTTCTTTTTCCTGTTCCCTCAAATAAGCGTCGTACTGCTCCGAAGTCAAGCACACCGCTCCTTTTTCCGTTGTTACTCGTATCACCGCGTCCTTGTCCGTTATCGTTTTCGGCTCCTGAAATTGCGTCCTCATATCCGCGCTCCTTTAACTGTTTGATTATATTTTCGGCGTTCGATTGCGCCTGTTTTGTGTAGTCGGAATCCCACGCCGCCGTCTGCGTCGTGTTATCTTGTACGCCTATTATATCACTAAATATATCCATTTGTCCAGCTATGGGCTTGTTGCGCCTGCTCTCAGCGGTCTCGTTAAGAGAATAGCGTATATCGGCACTCGCTGTATAAACACCGTCGATTTTTCTAAGCTCACTCGGCGCATAAAGCTCGGCACCTGCCGCCGCAAACTCCAAAGCTCTTGCGTCGGCGTGAA